AGCTTTACTCAGGCTCGTGTAGTATTGGAGTCTGAAGAAGCTGCCGATGGATCCGGAAAAACGCTTTACATGAAGGGTATTTGTATAGAGGGTGGGGTGCGTAATGCAAATGAAAGAGTTTATCCAGTAAACGAGATAGCCAAAGCAGTAGATACTATCAACGAACAGATAAAGTCAGGTCATAGCGTGTTAGGCGAAGTTGATCACCCAGACGATTTGAAGATCAACTTGGATCGAGTCAGTCACATGATTGAAAACATGTGGATGGATGGTCCATGCGGATATGGAAAATTAAAAGTATTACCAACCCCGATGGGAACACTGGTAAAAACCATGTTAGATTCGGGTGTTAAATTAGGTGTTAGTAGTCGTGGATCAGGAAACGTCAACGACCATAACGGACATGTCAGTGACTTTGAAATCGTCACTGTGGATGTGGTTGCCCAACCCAGTGCTCCAAATGCGTATCCAACAGCAATTTATGAAGGTCTTCTTAACATGAAGCACGGACATAGACTGTTTGATGTAGCTAAAGAAGCCAGTCAGGACAACAAAGTACAGAGATATTTGAAAACAGAAGTAGTAAAGTTAATCAATGATCTCAAATTAAGAGGGAAATAAAATGCTAGACAGTTTAAAACCGTTACTAGATAGCGACTTGATCAATGAAGAAACTCGTACAGAGATTAACGAAGCTTGGGAAGCCAAGATAGTTGAAGTCAAAGAACAAGCACGTGCAGAACTCCGCGAAGAGTTTGCCCAACGCTATGAGCATGACAAACAAGTGATGGTGGAAGCATTGGATCGCATGGTTACAGAAAGTCTCATCGCAGAAGTCGAACAACTAAAAGCTGAAAAGCAACAGTTGGCCGAAGATCGCGTTAAATTTCAAAACACTATTAAGGAAAGCGCCAACAAGTTTAACAACTTTATGGTGACCAAATTAGCTGAAGAAATTGGCGAATTGCGTAGAGATCGCAAGGCACACAATGATGGCATGAAGAAATTTGAAGGCTTCATTGTGCATGCTTTGGCACGTGAAATAAAAGAATTTGCTGAAGACAAGCAGGCAGTAGTGGAAACCAAAGTTAGACTGGTTGCCAACGCACGTCAACAGTTAGAATCATTGAAAAGCCGTTTTGTAAAAGAATCTGCTGAAAAAATGACACGTGTAGTAAGCCAGCATCTCAAAGCTGAACTTGTAAGTTTGAAAGAAGACATCCAAGTTGCTCGCGAGAACAACTTTGGTCGCAGAATTTTTGAAGCATATAGTGCAGAATTTGGTGCTACTCATTTAAATGAAAAAGCCGAAGTTCGCAAGTTACACACTATCATACAACAAAAAGACGCCAAACTTAGTGAGGCCATCCGTTTCGCCAAGAAAGCAACACATCTTGTCGAATCAAAAGAGCGTGAAATGCGTATTATCAAAGAATCCAACGAGCGTACCCGCACAATGGACGAGCTGTTAGCTCCGTTAAACGAGAAAAAAGCCGAGGTAATGCGTAATTTACTTGAAAGCGTACAGACAAAACGTTTGAAATCCGCTTTCGAAAAGTATCTTCCAGCTGTGCTAGAGAATGGTTCAGTAAAAGCCAAAACAGTAATTACTGAAACATTGTCTGAAGCAACTGGCGATAAATCGGTCCGTAGCCAAGAATCAGATGACGAAGCAAATAGCAACGTTATTGATTTGAAGCGTTTGGCCGGGCTGTAAAAAAAATAAAAGGAGACTTAAATGTCACAAGAATTATTAGAAAATCGTTGGGGTGAAACTAAAGATGCACTGCTGGAAGGCCTTAACGGCTCAAAGCGTTCTTCTATGAGTGTAATCCTTGAAAACACACGTAAGTATTTGAAAGAGAACGCATCAGCAGGTTCAACAAGTTCAGGTAACATCGCAACATTGAACCGTGTTATTCTCCCAGTAATCCGTCGTGTGATGCCAACTGTTATTGCTAACGAGTTGGTTGGTGTACAGCCAATGACTGGACCTGTATCACAGATCCATACATTACGTGTACGTTATGCACAGAGTTTGACAGACAACAGTTTGGCTAACACCAGTGTAACAGCAGGTCAAGAAGCGTTGAGTCCGTTTACCATCGCTACTGCCTACTCCACAGTGCCACAAAATACCACTACAGCTACTGGCTATACTGGTAACAATACAGCAACTATGGAAGGTACAGGCGGTAAGCAGATCAGTATCCAGATCTTGAAACAAGCTGTTGAAGCTAAGACACGTAAGTTACAAGCACGTTGGACATTTGAAAGTGCTCAAGACGCACAGGCTATGCATGGTATTGATGTTGAAGCAGAAATTATGGCTGCTCTAGCACAAGAAATCACAGCTGAAATCGATCAAGAGATTCTCTTGTCATTAAGCAGTTTGGCTGCTACAGAGTACACATACAACCAAGCTACAGTATCAGGTACAGCTACATTCGTTGGTGACGAACATGCCGCATTGGCAGTGCTTATCAATCGTGTTGCTAACTTGATCGCTCAGCGTACACGTCGTGGCGCTGGTAACTGGGCAGTTGTATCAAGTGCAGCGTTGACAGTATTACAGTCAGCTACTACTTCAGCTTTTGCTCGTACAACAGAAGGCACATTTGAAGCTCCTACAAACACCAAGTTTGTTGGTACTTTAAACGGCAGTTTACGTGTATTCGTAAACAGCTATGCTCAAGATACACAGCCTGTATTGGTTGGATATAAAGGTTCTAGTGAGGCAGATGCTGCCGCTTTCTATTGCCCATATATTCCGTTGATGAGTTCAGGAGTTGTATTGGATCCAAGTACTTTCGAACCAGTCGTTTCATTTATGACGCGGTACGGGTTTGTGGAGCTCACTAATACTGCCTCAAGTTTCGGGAACGCGGCCGATTATGTTGGAGAGATAGCGGTGCAAAATCTCAGCTTTAGCTGATCCATTTTGGTACAGTATTTCTGTACTTCAAGCAACAAGCAAGAAACCCACTTCGGTGGGTTTTTTGTTGAATAAAATATGCGGCGAAGTTGCGGTACACTAAATAATAGTATGAAAGACATAAACAAAATAAAACCTTACACTTATTTGATTAAGCACAAAGCTACAGGCAAAGTATATTACGGCAGCAGAAGTAAAAATTTTACTAAATTGAATAGAACTCCTTCTGAAGATTTTTGGAAACATTATACTACAAGTAGTGATAATATTAATAATATTATTAAACAAGAAGGTAAAGATGCTTTTGAATATGAAATTCGTAGAACATTTGATACTATAGAAGAAATGGCCAACTGGGAAACAAGAGTATTAACAAGAAGTCGTGTATTAGAAAAACAAGATAAATGGTTAAATGGTAATATTGCTGGTAAAAAGATATTAACCGAAGCCGGTATTAAAAAAATTAGTGAAACACATAAAAATAAACCTAAAACTAAAGAACAAATTGAAAAAATAAAAGCCAGTAATATTGGAAAAAATAAAGGAAGAATCCAAACAGAAGAGCATAGACGTAAAAATTCCGAAGCAAATAGCGGAAAAAATAATCCAATGTACGGACCGTGTTCAAAAGAACGAGCCGCAAATATTAGCGCCGCTAAAAAAGGAAAACCTGCTAAAAATAAAGGTATTCCTATGACAGAAGAACAAAAAGCTATTATTCGTGCCACTAAAGAAAAAAACAAAGTTATACTAACATGCTCAATATGTGGCAAAACTATGCGAGAAAGTCATTTTAAAATGTACGGTCACGGCTATAAATGTAAGGACAAAAAATGAACTCAAGACAATACGAAACAATGCGAATAGCAGAACACGAAGCAAAGAAAAATAAAGCCTCGATTATTGCTCAAAATAAATTAATCCGTCATTTAAAACGCAAAAGCGAAAATGAGTTAGCCGATAATTACTTTGATTATCAATTTGAATCTGTTAAAGAAGTTAAAGCAATGGTCAAGCAAGCAGGATGGACTTGGAAAGAAGCACAAGACTGTAAACATCGAGCCCTTGATTGTTTTTTGAATCCAGCTATTAACGTTTGGCTTGATAGTAATCAACGTAAGCGATACAAGTCAATGTTCAAAAAAGAATTACCATTTATGTTTATGCGAGGCCCATTTGAAAGAGTATTGTGGTATCCTACTCTTGACGATGTAGTTGATTTTGTCGAGGAAAGTGCAATCTTATTTAAAGATCCAGATCATGTAGGATTGACTGAAATTCAGTTCTCAAAAGAAAAATTCTTAGAAAAAAATGGAACAGAATTTCATTTTTATATAGTAACATTTAACTTAGACAGCTAACGCCGCCCGCTGGCACAGTGACCGCTGTAAACACGACCCCAATAGAAACGTCAAGACCAAGCAAAATGATTAAATCGCACTATTTAAACTTTAACGAATACGCACAGTTTGACCACGACTATTTGATGCGAGTCATCAAAAATCAGTTGTATGAACCACAGATCAAGTTGGAATTTCGTGACGGCACCACGTATCAAGTTAGTAACTATGGCAACCGTTACTGGGAAAAGAACAATCGTCTTCACCGAGAAGACGGCGCCGCTGCTGATTACGGTAACATGACATTTTACAGTTTATTTGGCACAGTCTTTGTGGAAGCTGAATATCGCCAGGCAGTTGATAGGTTAAACTTTTTGCGACTAGCCACTGATAACCAGTTGGAAACGCTGGTGGAAGAAATTAGTAGAAATATGTCATACGAACAGCGTCAATGCCTGTGGAAGTGCTTGTTACAAGGCAGTGAAGATTATACTGCGATGATCGCGTCGCTTAAAACGCTATCAAAACAATATAATAAACTTGTCAAAATGTACGATAAATTTATTCAAGATTTTGCCCAACGCTGACTATAAAAAAATATCAAACAAAAATCAAATAAATAAAGTTATATAACTAAAATTGGAATACTAAAATGACTTTGCCAGCTTCTGGACCCATATCGCTTAAAGATATACAAACTGAATTTGGTGGTCCCACCGCCCCGATAGCCTTAAGTAGCTATTATCGCAACGGAGCGTATGTAACTGGCAATGTCTATGCTCCCAATGTGCCCACATCGGGCGCCGTCAGTCTCAGCAATTTCTACGGTGCTAAAAAACTCACATTACAAACTGTTTTACTTACTTCCTCTCAAACTTGGGTGGCTCCCACTACACTTGTTGGCACTGTTAATGCCACTTTAATTGGGGGTGGCGGTGGTGGTGGCACAGGGGGTGGGGGAGCAGTTGGCGCAGGCGGGGGTGGTGGTGCCGGTGGAGTGGTTCAACTTACTGGTGTTTCTCTAACTCCCGGAGCATCTTACCCGGCTGTAATTGGGTGTGCTGGGGCGGCTGCAGGTGGATATCCAGCAACTGGCGGTCAAGGCGGCAATACCACATTTTTGGGATATACAGCCTATGGTGGGGGATACGGTGGCTGTGTATATGGCAATGGCGGAAGTTCTATAGCCTCAGGTGGGGGCGGTGGGGGATCTGGAGATACAGGGGCTCGACCTGGTGGTACAGGCGGAGCACAAGGTCACAATGGAGCCAGTGTGGGTGGTCGTACTGGTGGTAACAGCGACACTGGGTCAGCAGGCGGTGGGGCAGGTGGGGCACCTTGTAGCAATATATCTTGTCCTTGTTGCTATACGGGCTATGTGGGCGGAATAGGAGTATATTGCTCGTTACTGGGTGCTTATGTTGCTGGCGGAGGTGCTCGCGGTTCGCATTGTTCAGGTGTATCAGCAGGAGGAACAGGTGGCGGCGGTAACACAGGCGCACCGGCCACTTATTATGGTGGCGGGGGAGGCGGGGGTGCTGTTGGTGGTTCGTATGGGGTACCGGGAGCAGGATATCGGGGTGTTGTAGTTATTCAAGGCTACTGGTAAGTTTTATACTGCCGGTGAATTTGACATTGTAGGTACAGTGTCAACTGCAAAAAAATATCACGGCAGTCGCCGCTTGATAAATATTCAATGCCAAATTTAACTGAAAAATTCTACACAGAATCAAAATGTGACAAAACCGCTGAATATATCGAAACCGGTAGTTTTTTGGGAGACGGCATAGCGTTAGTCGCCCCTGCTTATCAAATAGTACACAGTATTGAACTAGCGGAAAAATTCTATCAACACTGTTGTGACCGATTTTTCGACAATAGTCGGGTACGCATGTATTTGGGCAACAGCAAAAAGATACTGCCTGAAATATTAAGCACCATCCATCAACCAGTGACCATTTATCTTGACGGTCATTTTTCTGCAGGTGACACTGCCATAGGTGATGAACTCATCAATGGAGTGTCCAGTAACCCCTTGCTGTCAGAGTTGATGATTTTGATGACACGTATACCCAATGACATCATTATAATCGATGACTGTCGTATGATTGGACGTCGTGGTGTACTGAACAAAGGCGTCACTGACGGTCCTTGGCCCGAGTATGAGTTTGACTGGACCAATATTACCGAAGAAAAAGTACGGGCCATAATGAAGCCAGGCTATCAGTTGGTGAAGAACACCAACAGAGACTATACTGATGGTGCTCCGGATCAGTGGATCTTGTTTTATCGCCCATGACTGTTATAATACTCACCAAGTTGGATCGTAACGAGTACGAAAGTACCAGACTTGCCGAGTCTTTTCAAGCCAAAGGCATACAAGCTCGCATGTGCCACCCTGATGATTTTGACATCATAGTGGATAGAAACATAGCTCAGGGTATAAAATATCAAGGTCAGGACATGCAGTTGCCCAGGCTGGTGTTGGTACGACTGGGTGCTGGCATTTTGCCTTTTCAACTGGCTGTAGTTCGACACTTTGAACAAGCGGGTGTGACTTGTATCAACGGCAGTTTGCCCATAGAAACCGTCAAGGACAAACTACGCACCAGTCAGATATTGAGTCGTTCGGGCATAGCCATACCCAACACCATGATGGTGCGTATGCCCATAGATGACAAACTGGTAGAAACCAGCATAGGATTTCCCTGTGTGATTAAAGTTGTAACCGGCAGCTAC